CCCGATTCCGCATAAGTTTTTCGGACAATCGCTGGCAGATCGGGCTATGGACATCCAGCTTATCAAGTCCACTATTACCCGTCAGTCTCTCGATAATCTCTACCTAACGAACAATAACCGGGTTGGTGCTGTAGACGGTCAGGTGAATTTGGATGACCTGCTGAACGCTACGCCGGGCGGTGTTGTTCGGATGAAGAACCCTAATGCTCTGGTTCCGCTTCAGGTGCAGTCTACCTTTGGTCAGGCTATGCCGATGTTGCAGTACATGGACGAGATCCAGACTAAGCGTACTGGTGTCAATGACGCGCAACAGGGTCTTGATCCAGATGTGCTGTCTAACGTAACGGCTGCTGCTGTGGCTGCGATGATGAAGTCGAACTCTGGCAAGCTGGAGTTGATTGCCCGTATCTTTGCTGAGACAGGCGTTAAGTCGCTGTTTCAGGGGATTCTGCGGTTGGTTGGCAAGTATCAGGACAAGCCTAAGCTCATTCGTATGCGTGGCAAGTATGTCCAGTTTGATCCTCGGACATGGGCTAATGAGTACGATGTTTCCATTAACGTAGGTCTTGGCTCTGGTGACAGGGATCAGAAGCTGGCAATGCTCCAGATGATCCTATCCAAGCAGGAGCAGATATTGACTCAGTTTGGCCCATCGAATCCTCTGGTATCGGTTGGTCAGTACCGGAACACATTGGCTAGGTTTATCGAGGCTGCTGGCTTTAAGGATGCCAATGCCTTCATGAACGAGATAACGCCAGAGCAGGATGCCCAGTTAGCGCAACCTAAGCCACCGACTCCAGATGCACAGGCAGAAGTAGCTCAGATGCTGGCTCAGGTAGAGCGTGAGAAGACACAGGCTAAGGCGCAGATTGATGCTGCTAAGTTGGATCTGGAACGTCAGACGCTAGAGGCTGAGTTTACCCGTAAGGGCATTGAGATGCAGATGAAGAACCAGAAGGATCAGGCCGACATCCGTATCAAAGAGGCTCAATTAGCGGTACAGCAGTTACAAGCGATATTGGCGATGGACATAGCAGACGAGCAGACTCGGAATAAACAGGCTGAGATTGTCCTAAAGACGATCAAAGAGCTAGGGAGCCTAACTGGTGGATAAAGCACAGTGGGCTACGAATCTGCTAAGGGAACCTATGTGGCAGGAGATGATGGAAGATCTCCGAGGCACAGAGCTTAACAAGTTTATAAATAGTAATTATGGTGAGGCTGAGATTAGGGAACAAGCGTATATACGCCTCCGAGTCTTGGAATCCGTTGAATCCTATCTCGAAAGCATTGCTGCTCAGAAGATGATTGACGAGAAAAGGATGAAGATTTTGTAACCCGAATCGGGCGGTTCCCGATATAATTTAGGAAACTTATGAGCGATACTCAAAACACGACACCTGACGGTAGTGGTGAGTTAAATGTGGATGGTGCAGCTAACGCTATCTTGGGTCTAATGGGTGGGGAAGAAGGCTCCGAACAGGAACAACCTGAACTCCAAGCAGAGGCCAACGATAGCGAGGCCGAATCTGAGGAATCTGAGGAATATTCAGACGAGTCAGAGGTAGAACAAGACGATGGCGAGGATGAGCAAGAGGAACCTCAGAAATACCGTGTTAAAGCCGCTGGCGAGGAACACGAGGTCACCCTTGATGAGCTTATCAAGTCTTATCAACTTGGCACAGATTACACAAGGAAATCGCAAGCTGTAGCTGAAGAACGTAAGGCGGTTGAGGCCGAGCGCCATGCTGTTCAAGAAGCTAAGGCTATGCGCGATCAGTACGCGCAAAGGTTGGAGATCATCGAGTCGATGTTGAACCAGCCGCAGGAAACAGAGAATTTGGATTACCTGAAGGAGACAGATCCTATCGGTTATGCCGTGAAGGTCGCTGAGATGTCTCAGAGGGAGAAACAGTTAGCGCAGGTTCGTGCTGAACGGGAGAGAATCTCGCAACAGCAGGAATATGACAGACAACAGCAGATGCACCAAACGGTTGCTATCGAGTCTGAGAAGTTAGTCGCTGCGATACCTGAGTATGCTGATCCAGAGAAGGGCGAGACAATCCGTAAGGAAATCCGCAACTTTGGTAGGCAGATGGGATTCTCTGATTCGGAATTGACCAATGTGTTCGATTCCAGAGCAGTTCTGACGCTGTACAAGGCAATGCAATACGACAAGCTACAGTCAAGCAAACCTGCTGTTAATAAGAAGGTTTCAGAGGCTCCCAAGGCGATTAAGCCCGGTGTTTCTAAGCCGAGAGACAGTAATAGCGAGGAACTGAAGAAACTTAAAGCGCGAGCTAAGTCATCCGGTCGGGTGGCAGATGCCGCAAGTGTATTTGAACGATTCTTATAAGGAATTTATATCATGGCAACATATACCGCACATACCGCTGTTGGTCAGCGTGAAGACCTTACCGATGTAATCTATGACATCAGCCCAACCGAGACGCCATTCATGTCCTCGATTGGCAAGACGAAAGCTACGGCTGTTTACCATGAGTGGCAGACCGATAACCTTGCAGCCGCTACTACCGCTAACGCTGCTGTTGAAGGTGCTGATGCTTCGGACGCTACCCTGTCTCCGACTGTTCGTCTTGGTAACTACACCCAGATTCTGCAAAAGACTATCAAAGTCTCCGGCACTCTGGACTCTGTGAACAAGGCTGGTCGTAAGTCTGAAAAGGCTTATCAGTTGGCTAAGGCTTCGCAAGAGATCAAGCGCGATCTGGAAACCATCATGCTGTCGAATCAGGGTCGCTCTGCTGGCGACGGTTCTAACGCTCGTAAGATGGGTTCGCTGCTGTCTTGGATCAAGACTAATACCTCGGCTCAGACTGACGGTGCTGATCCAGCAACCATTGGTGTTTCAACCCGTACTGACGGTACTGCTCGTACATTTACTGAAGCCCTGCTGAAAAGCGTTGTGGCTGAGGTGTTTGTATCCGGTGGCTCGCCTAAAGTGCTGATGGTTGGCGCAACTGGTAAGCAGAAGGTTAGCTCGTTTGCTGGTATCGCTGGCGCTCGTTTCAATGTTGACGGTGCAAAGCCTTCGACGATTATCGGTGCTGCTGATGTTTATGTCAGTGACTTCGGCAATATGTCGGTGGTTCCTAACCGCTTTATGCGTACCCGTGATGCTCTGATCCTTGATCCTGAGTATGCAGCAGTTGCTTACCTGCGTCCGTTCCAGACTAACGAACTGGCTAAGGCAGGTGACTCCGACAAGACTCAAATCTTGGTTGAGTGCACACTTGAGGTTAAGAACGAGGCTGCTCATGGCGGCGTTTTCGATCTCGATATGTCGCTGTAAATAAGATAGCCCCTGACCTTATGGTTGGGGGCTTTTCTACGAGGATTTATGACCTATAGACAATCTGTTGTACACGCGGACGGTGACGGTGGTATCGTCATTGAGACTAAACAAGATGTTTCCGAGATACTGGAAAGTAACAAGGAAATACTGGAGGCAGACAAGCAAAGAACTGGGCATCTAAATGAACTCCATCATGTAGCAAGAATCCCATTCACGGTCATTGATGACTTGAACAAGATGGGGATAATGAAGGGGTTTCAGATAGTAGATGACGCAGCTTTTGCTCGATGGCTCAATAGTTCCGATAATGCACAATGGAAGGTTTATAGGGGGTCTGTATGATCGTAGGTGCTTGCGTACCAGCTAGGGATGAGGTTCATACATCGTTTGCGTTTGACTTTGCCAAGATGGTTGGTAGAGACTCAAGGTATCGATGCTCTGAGGATGGCAATGGGCTAAAGCTCTATACGATGGCAGGAACGCTGATATTCGATCAGAGAGAGAAGCTAGTAGATGCTGCTCTCAAAGAGGGATGTGATGCGGTTCTGTTTATTGACTCAGATATGCGGTTTCCGGCTGACACGATTGACATTTTGTTAAGCCGTGAGGTTCCGATTGTTGGGGTCAATGCGGTAACAAGACGTAAGCCGACACTGCCGACTGCATTGAATCTTGAGCTAGAGAAGGATGACGATGGCAAGATTATTCGTCACGCTTGGCACAAGGTTGATTCGATGGGCAAGGAAGGAATAGAGCCTGTCACAGCGGTTGGTTTTGGTGTGGTGATGATTCGTAAGGAAGTCTTTGAGAAGGTTCCTAAGCCTTGGTTTGATGTTGGTTGGGGATCAAAGGGGATCATTGGCGAGGATGTGCATTTTTGCATCAAAGCCTTGGATGCCGGGTTCCAGACTCATGTAGATCACAGTCTCTCAAAGCATATTGGTCACATTGGTACGTATGAGTATCGATGGGAAGATGTAGAGGAAGGCGCTGTTGAGGCGCACAATAACGGGAAATAGACATGGCATTTACGAGCTACAGTGACCTAAAGACTACGATAGCGAACTATCTAGCTCGTAGTGACCTAACTTCAGTAATCCCTGACTTTATCCGGTTGGCTGAGGAGCGTCTGCGTCGAGACTTGAGAATCCGTCAGATGTTGGTGGTGGCTACGGCTACTACGACTGGTGGCGATTCTACGGTTGGTCTGCCTACGGACTTCTTGGAGATGCGTGACATTCACTTCAATACGACTCCGATTAGCTCGGTATCGTATGAGGCTCCTAATACCTTCTACCAGAGTACACGGGCTACTGAGTCTGGTATCCCTAGAACTTATACTGTTCTGGCTTCAGAGCTTCAATTTGCCCCTATTCCTGACTCTGCTTATACGGTACAGATGCTGTACTACGCAAAGCCTCCACTGCTAAGTGCTAGCAATGCTAGCAATGTATTCTTGGCTAACTGCCCTGATGCCTTGCTGTATGCTTCTTTGGGTGAGGCTGAACCGTATCTAATGAACGATGCGAGATTGCAGGTCTGGGCTTCTCTGTATGATCGGGCTGTAGCATCTATTTCGGTATCTGACCAGTCTAGTGAGTACAGTGGTCAACCTATGTCTATGTCTTATAACGTGAGGTAAATCATGGCAGAAATGTCGAATTATTTGGAAAATGCTCTGATTAACGCTACCTTGCGTAATACGAGCTATACAAGTCCTGCATCTGTTTATGTCGGACTTTATACAACAGATCCGACAGATGCGAATACTGGCACTGAGGTATCTGGTGGTTCTTATGCCCGTACAGCGGTGACATTTGGTGCGCCTAGTAATGGTGCTAGTACCAATAGTGCTGCGGTTGAGTTTCCACAGGCTACGGCTTCATGGGGAACGGTAGCTTATATCGGTATCTTGGATGCTTCTACTGCTGGCAATCTGATGTATCACACTGCTCTGGATACGTCTAAGGCGATTGATACTGGCGATATTTTCAAGATTGCTGCTGGTTCACTATCGGTGACCTTGAGCTAAGGATAAACAATGTCCACTATCGTCACACGGGCTGGTAAGGGAAGTGCATTAACTCACAATGAGGTAGATGCTAACTTTACTAACCTGAATAATGACAAATTAGAGGGTACTGTACCTATTGCTAACGGTGGTACAGGACAAACTACAGCACAAGCAGCGATAAACTCATTAGCTGGTGCTACTACATCAGGACAGTATCTTCGCGGTGACGGAACTAATGTTGTAATGTCTGCTATTCAAGTGGCAGATGTACCAACACTAAATCAGAATACAACAGGTAGTGCTGGATCAGTTACTACTACTAACTTTAGTGTTGTTGAATCTGGTGGTGTTCTATATTTTAAGTACGGCGCAACAGATATAGCTAAACTTGATTCAAGTGGCAATTTCACAGTATTAGCTAACGTAACAGCATACGGTACGGTGTAATTATGGCGATTCCCGGCCCCGGCGTAGCGATATCACTAAACACTATTGCTGCTGAATTTGGTGGAACAACTCCACATTCATTGACTGAGTATTACCGAGGTGGTGGTCTTGTACCAAATTCTCCAGCTAACTTAGGAATTCCAACATCTGGGCAAATTGCTGTTGGCGATTTTTACGGATCATCAGCAGTAACAAGAGTTTCAATACCACTTACTATATCCGCTAACACTTATAACTATGATGTCTACACTACAGCATCTACAAATCCTTTATATGTTGCTGGATCGTCAGATGTAACTGTGACAGTGAATCCGGGGGTTATAGTTGGAAGCACTGCAACACCTACTTACGCTATGTTAGTACCATCTGCGTTTGACACAGGTGATACTGTTACCATCGTAAACAACGGAACTATTCAAGGTATGGGGGGTGTTGGCGGTGCAGGTGGTAATCCCGGCCCCGGCGGCGGCAATGTTCCGGGATATGCCGGTGCATTTGGCGGCAACGCTATCTATGTAAACCGCCCAACCACTATTACTAATAATGGTGCTGTCATAGGCGGCGGTGGTGGCGGTGGTGGCGGTGGTGGTCGTGTCTATTCAGCGCCAAGCCCAAAAGGCTCTACAACTTATAGAAAAGGCGGCGGTGGTGGCGGTGGTGGCGCTGGTTATAACTCAGGCGCTGGTGGTGCAGGAGGGTTAGGGGCTAATGCAACCTACAGTGGTAGCCCCGGATCTCCCGGTACTCAGACATCTGGCGGTGCTGGCGGTGCGGGGAATAATGCCGGGCCTAATAACCCGGCTGGCCCCGGAGGATCTGGTGGTGGTCAAGGCGCATCAGGCGCAAACGGTACTCCTGCCGGAGCGCCCGGTGGGGCTGGTGGTACAGCAGGTAATTACATAGTAGGTAATACATTTGTTACTTGGCCTGTAACTGGAACACGATTAGGTGGAGTCTCATGAACACGCTATACATGAAAATACACGCATACGAAGAAATTTCCGGGTCTTTAATTGTGTCTTTTGCGTCTGATATAACCGCATCACAAAACCCAGAAGATTACCCGACATACGCATTTCAGCCTCTACACATGTGGCCTGACATAACAGACCTTGAGGAAATAAAGAAACGAATTGCTGCTGCGGGGATGTATCACGCTGAACAACAGGCTAGGCAGGAATCGTTTGTTGAAGACGTTGTTCGCGTAGCTCAGATAAAAAATCTGGCTGGTCAGCTTCGTTCATACGCTGTAGCGGATTTATTGCCAACACCGCCTGAAGTACCTGAAATTATTGTCCAAACGGTGTGATTATGGAGCAAAAACTTATTCGTGCTTTTGGGTATATTTTTGTACAAAATACATACAAACAAGGTTTTAAGCACAAGCTAATACCAAAAGACATCATTACTTGCACTATATTTTGTTCGAGTGGAAGGGTTGAGGTTTATAACGCAGATACAGGTGAGCAAGAACCGGATAATCGTGCAGGCCTTATGTTAAAAAATTCAGATTTTATTTGTAGAGAGTATGACCTTACAGTAATTGAGCCAACTGTAGTTTATTGCTACGATGAACTGTATAACGATGGAAAAAAGTTAGCTATATCGCCAATAGACATACAACAAGGCGAAGAAACATTACTTAAAGATGGAACTAAAATTTTGCTATGTGATGGCACATTACACATAGAAAATTCTGTATTTGTTGCGCCAGCAGCAATTTCAGTTACTACTGGCGATAAGGTCGCAATACCGCAAACACGCTGTTTAGGTATAAAAGTTCCATGAAAAATGCAGTTAAATTAAATTTAGAAGTGCCAATGCCATTTTTTAACCGAGCTAAAGTAGTTGTGGGGCAGCACGTAATAAAAAAGCATGGTTATGGTGTAGGTGAATTTGATAAACCAAGAGCTGTGCGTAAATATATCCCAAGAAAACAAGCTGAGTTAGTTCGTGAAGTTTTACCAGAATCAATAAAAGACGGGCTTGTCGGTGTAAACCTTACGGAAATAAGGCTACTTGCGCCGCACATACACATTAACGAAATGTCGGTAATAAATTTTTACCTCGAAACAAACAATGAAAAAACGAGTTTCTGGGATGGCGAAATTATTTACGATGATTCAATCGTCAGTGATAATGGAAATGGGTACTGGAATTTAGACCAAAGTGTTTTAACCGAAATAGAACACTTTGTAGCACAACCGGGTGATGTGTGGTTATTAAACACTCGTACACCTCATTCTGTCGGGTATTTAAATGACGATAGAGAAGGAGTATGGCGTTTTGAGCCATTAGACGATGAGAAACGGATGTTAATGCAAGCGTTTTTCAATTTGCCTTTTGATGAAGTGCGTACTGCTCTGAACAGCATGGTGCTAAGTTGAAACTTACTAAAGTTAAAAATTTAATACCGCTTGAATTTTGCCAATTTTTTACGCACGTTCTTATGCGGCAGGGTGATTTAATCCCGATGGGGGATGAGCAAATACCAAATGCTCGTGCGATTATGGATCACGAAGTCATGTTTGAAACATTGCACGAACGGTTATGGCCTGTCATAGAACAAGTAGTAGGTGAGGAGTTAATACCAACATACGCCTATGCTCGACTGTATAGCAACGGCGATTTACTTGAACGGCATACTGATCGCCCTGCTTGTGAAGTTAGCATTACGATACAGCTTGGCAGGTCGCATCACTACGCTTGGCCTATTTACATGGGCGGGCAAAGGTTTGATTTAGCAGAAGGTGACGGGGTAATTTATCACGGCTGCGATGTGGAGCATTGGCGCGATAAATGCGATGGCCCGGACGAATATTACTCAGGGCAGGTATTTTTGCATTTTGTACGGAAAAACGGTTCTTTTACTGCGGAAGTTGGTGACAGCAAAGTAAGGAGTTCATACTCGTACAATAGGAATAGAACAACGCTTATGGAGACAAAGTGATACACCCAATACCGCCAAGAGACATACCCGGCAAAGACTATCTTGCTTATTGGGAAGGTTTTTTGTCGCCCGAAGATATTAACCTCATACTTGCCCAACCGGAGTGGTTGAATTTAGAGGCCGGGTGTATTGGCGGCGCTAGTAGTGCTTCTGCGACTGATTCAGAAATACGAGAAACCAAAATAGCTTGGCTTGGGGCAAAGCCTGAACTTCAGCATATTTGGAACAAACTTGCGGTTGCCGTAGCGGAAGTTAATCGGCGGTATTTTCATTTTGATATTACAGGCTTTCATGAACCCATGCAGTTGGGTGTATACACCGGGAGCCAGCAAGGACATTACAACTGGCACATAGATTCTTCTCCAACAGACAATAACGTTCCAAGGAAGCTGTCTATGGCGATGCTGCTATCCGATCCGTCAGAATTTGAGGGTGGTGAATTTCAAGTAAAAACGTGCGACGATACGGCACAGACGCTTGAATGCAAGAAAGGTCGGGCTTGGTTTTTCCCGTCCTATACGCTACATCGAGTTGCCCCTGTAACAAAAGGTGTACGGCGATCTTTAGTTTTGTGGGTTGGGGGGCCAGCTTTCCGATGAGCCTTCAATACGTTGTCTATGATTATTGGGATTATGGCTATGCTGAAGGCGATGCAATTCTGGAGTTTGGGAGTGCATCGGTAACGGCAGAGGCTAGTGTTTCCGCTGATGGAACACGGATACAGTTTTCATCTGGCAGCGTTACAGGAATAGCAACATTAACAGCAGACGGGTATAGAATACGTTTATTCGATGCTTCAATTACTGGTAATGCTCAGGTTGAGGCTCAGGGTAGCAAGGTTCAATTTAGTTCTGGAAGTATTACCGGATTAGCTACTGTAACAGCCCTTGGTGGCGTGGTTTATAGCGGTTCTGGGGCGATTTCTGTACTAGCTAGTGTTTCTGCCTATCCTAATGCGATATTGGCTGGAAACGGCTCTATTACAGTCGTAACGGTATGTGCTGCTACAGGTCAGATTATTGGTGAGGAGTGGTCGGATTTAACTCCTGAAGCAACTAATTGGACTGAGGCTACTGCGGGTCAAAATACATGGACTCCAGTTTCAGCAGGTTCAAATACATGGACTCCGGTTTCTGAAGTACCGAATACATGGACTACGCAAACTAGCGGGTCAAATACTTGGGTGAGGCAGTAATGCAAAAGATTCAATTTGGCGAATGGCTCCCAGATCAACCCGGTGTAACAGGTGCGATAACAGACGCTAAGAACTGTTATCCGATTGCTAACGGATATGCTCCGATTAGGAGTGAATCTGATTACTCCGATGCTGCTGGCGCTAATCTACTGATTACCTTTGCGGGTAAGTTTGGTGGGGCTAGTACCTTGTTTGCTGCTAGTGCGACTCAGATATACAAGTTTGACAGCAATGATGCTAGTTTGGATGCAGCTACGACTACTGGATACACAGCGGTAGAGGGATGGGATGTAACTCAGTTTGGCGCAAAGATGATTCTGGCTAATGGTCAGGATAGGCTACAAGCATGGACGCTGAATTCATCGACTAGCTTTGCTGATTTAGATGCTGCTGCTCCTACGGCTAAGTATGTAACGGTTGTCCGTGACTTTGTTGTTGCGGCTAATGACGGTACTGAAACTAGCAAGGTTTACTGGTCTGATATTAACGATGAAACAGACTGGACTCCAGGTGCTGCTTCTCAGTCTGACTTTCAGATTCTCCCTGACGGTGGTGATATTACTGGCTTGGCTGGTGGTGAATATGGCCTGATATTCTTGGAACGAGCCATCTATCGGATGAGTTATACAGGCTCTCCGTTCTTCTTCCAGTTTGACGCTATTAGCCGGTCTTTGGGCTGTATTTCTAACGGATCTATTGCTCAGTATGGGAACATGACTTATTTCCTTGCTGACGATGGTTTTTACGTCTGTGATGGGCAGTCAACGAAGAATATCGGTACTGAGAAAGTAAACCGCTGGTTCTTTGATAACGCTATTCCTAACGAAATATATTCAGGAATGAGTGCTACGGTTGATCCGGTTAATAAATTGATAATCTGGAAGTTCAATAATACGTTTGGCGGTAAGAGTCTGCTGATGTATTCGATTGATCTGAGTAAGTGGTCTTACGCTGACACTACTGCTGAGTCCATTGCTTATGTATTAACGCCTTCCGCTACGTTAGAACAGGTGGATAACTATAACGCCAGCATTGATGCGCTGGATATTCCTCTGGATTCACGGGTATTTGCTGGTGGCTCTTTGCTATTTGCTGGTGTAAGTGGTCAGAAGATTATCTCTTTCTCAGGTCAGCCTAAGACTGCGAATATATCAACGGGTGATATTGATGTAGGTCAGTCGGTTATTACGTTGGTCAGACCGATTGTTGATGGCGGTAGCTCGTTGATAGCTGTTTCTAGTCGAAATAATCTTGATGAGCAGGTGGAATTTAGCTCAAATGTGGCTGCCGATGCTGAAAACCGTGTAAGTGTGCGGTCTAATGGTCAATATCACAGGCTAAGACTGACTCCTACGGGCGATAACTGGAAAACTGCGGTTGGTTTGGAGTTTGACATTGTTAAACAGGGTAATCGATGACTCAGTTTCGTACATTACCGCCATTCGGAGGGGATCAGCGAGCAGTTTCTGAGGTCGTTCGTGGGATTATGGACGGAAAGACCAATAATACGGGTCGTTTAACGCTAGCTACCGGAAATGCCACGTCAACTACCCTCTACGACGAGCGTATAGGCTACGACAGCCTGATTTTCTTTGTTCCGGTATCTGATGCTGCTGAGGCTGATTCAGCGCCTTATGGAGCGTTTCAGGACTCTACAGACCAAACCGCTGCTAATACGACTACGGCGTATGCAATAACGTATGACACAACAGATTATTCTAATGGTATCTACATTTCTAATAGCTCTAGGTTAAATGTTAGGGATTATGGTATTTACAATATCCAGTTCTCGATTCAGTTTAAAAATGATACAAATGATGGTCAGGACGTAGATATTTGGTTCCGCAAGAATGGTACTAATATAGACAATTCTAATAGTAAGTTTTTTCTGCCAGCTAGAAAAAGCACTGGCGATCCTTCTCATTTAATTGCTGCTATGAATTTCTTTATAGAAATGAATGGCGGTGATTACGCTGAAATAATGTGGAGGCCAACAGATACCGGTGTTGCCATTGAGCAATATCCAACTGATACAAGTCCAGATAGACCTGCAACACCATCAGCTATTGTGACTGTTTCCTATGTTGCTCCTGCTGCTACAACAAATCTATATGTTTCTAGCCAGCAACAAGGCCAAGCTACGGTAAGTCACTGGGCTAATAATACTGCTGATAAGACATACGGTTATATAATCGTCGGATGACAGAATTTAAATATATCCCGGTCGATGACCTAAGAAAATGGTGGGCTTTTATTAAGCCTGGCTTAGAAAAGATTAAAACTAAAAGTCCTGAGAATTGGATAGTCGAGGATGTATATACCGACTGTTTCAATCAAAAGGCGATGCTTTGGGTAGTCCTTAAGAACAACCATTTTTATGGCTTCTTTATCCTTCAGCCAATGGGGCAAGAACTCCATGTTTGGGCTGCTTGGACGTTAGAAAATGATTATCAAGTGGTTGAAAAAGGTTTACAATTTATCAAAAGTATGGCTAGGGATGCTAATGTTAAATATTTGACATTCTCCAGCCATAGGCCGGGATGGGAACGTAAGGCTAAAGCATACGGATTCCGTCCTCGAAAATGGATATGCGAGGTGTGATATGGGTGGTGGTGGCGGAACTCAAGAAACAAAGACGGAGATAGCACCGGAGTTTAAGCCGTATATAACGTATTCTCTGGGCGAGGCTCAACGTCTTTATCAAGGGATGCCAGAGGCTCCTGCTACTCTGACTCCAGAACAGTCTGCTTATTCTCAGGCTGCTATCCAGCAAGCCGCACAACGCGCTCAGGCTGGCTCTCCACTGGTAGGTGCTGCTCAGGCAGAGCAACTGGCTACGATTCAAGGACGAGGCGTTAATCCATTCCTAGCGGGTGCTTTGGAACAGGCTAACCGTCTGGCTGGTGAACAGTACACCAAGAATATCCAGAATCTACAATCTCAGGCTTCCTCTATGGGTCGCTATGGATCTGCTGCTCAAGGTCAACAGATAGGTCAGGCTCAGGACATCTTTGCTCGTTCTATAGCGGAACAGGGCGGTCAACTGGCATATCAATCGGCTGAGGCTGAACGCGCTCGTCAAATGGCTGCTGCTCAGGCTGCTCCGCAAATGGCTCAGGCTGACTATGCAGATATTCAGCGTCTATTGCAAGCAGGTCAGGCTCAAGAGGCTTATGCACAACAGGCATTGCAAGGTCAGTTGGCTGCTCAGGATCTACCTCTGCAACGTCTACAACAGGCTGCTAATGTCTTCTATGGCGCTCCTCTGGAGACTAAGACTACAGCTACTCCACAGGGGGGTAAATAATGAGTGGCATGGAACCTATGCTGATTGGTGCTGCTGTTGGTGCGGCTACTAATCGTAAGAACCCGTTGCAAGGCGCAATGCTCGGTGGAATGGGTGGTGCTTTTCTAGGGCCAACGATGGGGTTAGGTGCTACAACCGCTGGCGCTGGAGGATCTGGTATTTTGCCTAGTGCTGCATCTGGCTCTATTACCGCTGGTGCAAATATCCCTGCTGGTGCTGCATTTATAAATCCTGCTGGCGTTAATGCTGCTACTGCCGCTACAACTGGCCCTAGTGGCTTAGTTGGTGTTGAGGCTGCTAAAAGTGGTCTTTTCAGTGGTGGTATGCCAGCCACTAATGCAGCTATGCAAGGTCAAGGATTAGCACAAACTACTGCAATGCAAAGACCATTGTCGCTAGGTATGCCTGGCGTTGAGCCGGGTCAAGGCTATGAATACACATTGGGTGACAGATTAGGCCAAGTAGGTCAGTTTGCACAACAAAACCCAGTATTGACTCAGATGGCATTTCAAACAGGACAAGGACTATTGCAGCAGCCAGAAAGACAGCTTCAGTCTCCCGGTCTAATGCGTGGCACTCAAATGCAAGTAGCAGCACCACAATACCAAGTAGGTATACCTAAAGTTTCACTAATCTAGGTGATATATGGCAATTTCAGATTACATCCCTAACATATTTGGTTCTGCTGCTCCGACAACCTATCAAGGTCTGTTAGGCGCTAATCTTATTACGCCAGAACAGATGCAGCAGACTCAGAACACAGCGAATATCCAAGGATTGCTAGGTGCTGGTCTTGCGCTGGCTCAGGGTATGAGCCGTATCGGGCCTCGTCGTTCTGCTGCTGAGAATATTCTAGGTGCTTTGGCTGGTGGCTTTGGTGCTGCTGGTGGTGCTTATCAACAGGGATTGCAGAATATTGCACAGCAACAGCAAATATCACAGGCTCAGTTAGCGCAACAAGATGCAATGATTAAGCGCCAACAAAATCAAGAACGTTTGGCACAGCTTAAGAAACTTGAAACAGAAGATCCTGAGTTATATAAATTGATGCTGCTTGATCCAGCAGAAGGCGGGAAACTATATGCTCTTAAACAACAAATTAAGGGTTTCCAGCCTAAAGAAGGAGCAGTAGAGGAAAATACTCCAGAGTTTTACAGATCTTTGGGTCAGCAATATCTTGCTGGTGGCCCTAATTTGAAGCCTCTTGGTGAAGCATTCATGAAGAAAGCAGATACGCTTGAGCTTACTTCTTTGGGCAATCTTAAAGGTGATGAAACACCAGAAGAATTGGATAGAAGGTCTACTAGGGCTTATGCTCTTGGAAGTAAAGACCTTGCAGAAAGATTGTTTGGGCTGGCTGAACAGAAACGGATGTATCCAGATCAAGCTACGCCACAAGCTCAAGATTTGGCTCAAAGAGAGGTAGTTACTGGAGATCAAGAAAAACAACTTGCTGCTACACAAGTAACCGAACCTAGAGGCCGTCAGGGTCAGTTGCAATTAAGAATTGATAATATCAATAAAGATATTGAGCGTATAAGTGGTATGCGCCCAACTGCCGCAAATAGAAAAGAAATAAAAGACCTTTCAGATTTAAAAGATAAATTGCAAGTTGACTTAAATCGTCTTGCAAACATGGAATACGACTTTAAATCCATTAAAGATGGTTTGCCTAAAAAATATCATTCAGAAATTGATGCTGTTGAAAGATTGGCTCAGTCAGGAACTCTTGATGCTGCTGGTATTCGTTCGTCTATTGAGAAGTTCTATACACGACTGCAAGAAGATGAAAAGGGTAGAAAGTTAGAGGGAAATGCGGCTTTATTTGCTCAAATGAAGTTTGGAGTTACGGATAGATCGCAACTTAATGGTCAACAGCTTGCTGAAATATTGCGATTTGAGGCTGCTCCTAATGCAGAACAATTAGCTAAATTGCAGCAAACAAATAGGCAGCTTCAGTTTGAAACAGGCGCTGGCGTAGGATTACCTGCTGGTAGAGAAAGCATGATTTCCCCTGCTCCTGTACCTGCTAATGTACCTTCTGCTACTACGGTTTCTCCAACGGCTGCTGCTGCTCCAAGACCTGCTGGTGCTATTCCTAGGGCTGTACCTGCGGCTGTACCTACGGCTGCTCCAGAAAATGCTCCTGCACAAACAAGGGGGCTGTATCAATACAATAGAACTGCACTGATAAATCAACCTGACTCTAAGTATTCTCCTAAGAAGAAAATGGAGCTAAGAGAAAAACAGCCTGCAATGCAAAGTGCTGTTACTTATTCGCTAACAAGTATTAAAGACGCTCGTGACGCTGCTGAGGCATTAAAAAATAATCCTAAATATATTGACGCTTTGACTAGCAGATTCGCTCCTGTGCTTTTGCAGGGTGGTAGCGTATTAAGTCAAGACCTAAAAACAGCAAATGAGTTGTTGCAAAATATTTTAACAAGGTCTTTTATTAAAGAAATACAAGCAATGAGGGAAGCTAGTCCAACTGGCGGCGCTGTTGGTAGTGTCACAGAAAGAGAAATGGATGCACTTTCTAAAGTTGCTGCTGCGCTTTCGGTTGGAATGAACAAAGATGAGTTTATTAAGCAGTTAGATAATTATTTGGCTATTGCAAATAGATCAACTAAAAATATACCAGTAGAGTATTCCAAAACTTATGGATATAACGGTGAATTTGATGAAATACTTACTACTCCGGCAGTAAGTACAGGTAGAACTTCTGGTCAAGATCCAGTCCAACAAGAATTGGAGCGTAGAAGAGGAAGGAATCGATAATGGATTTGTCCAAAATTTCTACTAAAGACCTTGAATACATGAATGCAGGTCAATTAGATAAAGTGTCTACTGCTGGCTTAGAGGAATATGTTAGGCAGCAGTCATACGTTCCTACGTCTGAAGTTATACCAAGAGCAATTCAAAACTTTCCATCGTCATTAGGTAATGTTTTTAGTTCTATTAAGGAAGCAGTTACTAGCCCATTGCAAACAGGTAGG